TAAGCCTTGCATGCGGATCGCCTTGCCGCGTTGATCGGGTGCGCGATACCGTGGAACATCGAGGCGGGAAAGGGCTAATGGCCTTGCGGGTCAACGGGTTCGGGGGTGACGGCGCTCGATGCCGGGTGTTTCACGGACAAGGATCAACCCGGAAATTGTCCCAATAGGACGCCCAACCGTTGATGTACGAATAGCGCCGGAGCGCGCCGGGTTTGGGGGTTCGGGTCGGGTCTATGTCTGAGACTTTCGCGCGGCGTCTCGCACGCGCGGTTTCTTTAAACGTTTCTTATACGTTTTTAGAAGCCCGCAAACCCAATGCCAGCAAGGGTTTGCGGGGGGGTATTGGGCGGTTTTCCGGGTCTAGGGGGCGGTTTTCCGGGTCTATGGGACATTTTCCGGGTGCTATCCACAGGCCGGTGGGCGAGTTATCCCCAATTGGGACGTTGACCGGCGATGCCCCATTGCGCACAATGGGCGGTCGTTTGTCGATGACCCAATAACCCGGAGATTGCCCCAATGAAACGACAACGCGCCGCGCTCGTGATGGACCCTGACGCGCCCGTGGCTGAAAAAAGCGTCAACATGAGCAACGCCCTAACCCGTGCGGCTCACTCGCTGTCGCTGTCGGAGAAGCGCCTGATCTGCGCATGCATCTCCAAAATCGACTCGCTGCCCTTGCACGCCCCTGTCATGAGAAACGGCGCGTGGACCGTGCGACTGTCGGCGGCGGAATACGCGGAGACATTCGAGGTTGACTTGAACACGGCCTATGAGCAATTGCGCGGCGGGAGTGAGAACCTGTTTCAGCGACACATACGCACGCTGCACGAGACGAGCAAAGGAATCAAAGAGAAGAAATTCCGATGGGTCGGCGGCGTCGAGTATCACAAAGGGGAGGGGTGGGTAGAGCTGCATTGGTGGCACGAGGTCGTGCCGCACCTGTACGGCTTGCGGAAGGAGTTCACGTCATACAAGCTCAAGCAGGCGGCGGCGCTGCGATCGGCGTATAGCTGGCGACTGTTCGAATGCTTTCAGTCGTGGAAATCGACCGGACAATACACGCCAACGATTGAAGACTTTCAGCGCGCGATGGATGCCCCGCAAAGCTGCCTAGCTAACTTTAAGGACTTGAGAACGCGCATCATCGAGCCTGCCGTTTCCGAGCTTCGCGATAAGAACGGGCTTGAGATTGAATGGACGACACGCAAGGCGGGGCGAAAGGTGATCGGCCTAGAATTCAAGTTCAAGCCCGACCCGCAGACAAAGCTATTCTGAAAATCTTAACAAGAAAGTCCCGCACGGTGCGAGCCATGCGGGGCTTTTGCTTTACTTGCCCGAGCCGGTAACGCCTTGCGACGGAATAATCCGGTACGTTTCGAACGATACGATTTCCTCGCCTGCATAGTCGTTGAGTGCCATAAACCGGCGCTGCAACGGCTCAATCTCATTCGTCGCAAACACTGCCGTGGCCGTGTCCGCTGCGCCCATCCCGCCTGACGTACCTTGCGCCGGAACAATGCCGATCAGGTTCGGCGGGATGCGATGCGCGGCGAGCAAGTCGTCACGCGTCACGTTCTTGATATTGAAAAACTCGTCTTTCGCGCTCGCCTCGCTCAACGGAATGAGCTTGATCGAATCCTTGTCGCCACCCGGCGCGTACATGAATAGGTTTTTCCATGCGCCGATGCCCTTTCCCGACTTGAACGCGTCGCGCAACCGGTCGATATCGTCTTGAGACTGTGCTGCATCGCTCATGTAGAAAATGTATCCGCTGCTGCCGCCGCGCTCGTGATACTTGCGCCGGAACAGCGTAGCGCTTTCGTTGAGCCACGCACTATTCAGCGCACCAAGGTATTCGGGCAAGCCGTAGACCTCTTGGTTAATGTCCGGCTCCATCATGTGATGAAGGTCAGGGAATATGTACTCGACCTGACTCGCCGCGCTGATCTGCACGAACGACTTGAGGTCGATAGTACGGCGCACGTATTTCGCCGGGGCGCGTCGCCATTGCATTACCTCGCCAAGCATGTTCTTTCGCGGCTCCATGTAGCCATTGCCAAACACGAGGTAATCAAGCGCCCACTTGTCGAACTCGGCGCGCGACAGCAGCGGATGGGGTTTGAACGTTGACGACAGCACATTGCGCTTGAAGTAGATTGCGCTCGCGTGATGTACGCCAGCCCGGAACGACTTTGAAAGACCCGGCCATGAGACAGGTGGCTCATACCATTGACCGTTAGACCACGCTTGAACGTAGTCCAGAATTTCGGCCCGCTCCATGACTGGAATAGGATCATCGAACGAAAACATTTCAGCGCGTGCGGGCGCGTGTCCGGTCGCATCGCCTGGTGTCGTTGCGGACATTCCCGCGTTCGCGGTGAATCGTGCGTTCGCACGTTCGGCCTTACGCTTGCTCATGAAAACTCCAGAATAGAAGCGGGGCGGCTGTCCGCGCCCGCAAAGGGTTCGTTATCCAAAGCGTGCATCAGCGACCATGCCACGTCAGCATGTCCGACCTCTTTGCTACGCGATGCTTCATACGTGACCTTCTGGCCGGATGCCGTCATGGTCTTTTTGATCGACAGCAGCGACGCGGACACATCAGTCCAGGACGTGTCGTATTCGAGCCGTCCCTTACTAATGATGTTGATGGCCTTCAATACGAGGCGGCTTTTAACTTCCGGTGAATACGTGATCGAGGTTACGCGCGGGAAAAACTGTTTGACGTTCTGATAGACGCCTTGCCCCATGCCCGTAACGTCGATACCGATGTAGGTGACGTTGTATTGCAGGGTGATGGCTTTGATTGCAGCGGCTTGCGCTTCGAAGTCCATCCCGCGAAACTGCTGACGATGCAGCAAGCGGAATTTGCCGCCCGGAGCGTCAGGCGGCGCAACGACAGTCAATGCGGCGCTGTCGCCGTTCAATGCAGGGTCGTAACCAACCCATACCTCTTTGTTGCCGAACGGGCGCGGCATCAGCGGCTTGAAATCGCCCGCCCACACTTCCCATGAATCGACCATGCATCGCTGCAACTCAGCGAGCGAGAACAGCGATTCCCCCTCGTCCAGAAAGTTGCACATGTATAGCTGCTCGAAGTCGCGCGGGTTGTTCTCGCGCAAAATCTGTTCGAGCGTGACTAGATCGAGGCCGGCTGCAAGCGCGTCTTTGATCGTGCAAATCTGCCGCCAGTGGTAGTCAGCGCACAGCATGCCCTTAACAAGGCGCGCGTGCGACGTGTCGATACTGACGTGATCGGCTTGAGGTCGTCCCTCGTTATAGTTGTCGCCGCTCCATACCTTGTAATACGGGTGCGACTTCGATGACGGCGTGGTGAAGAACGTCTTGCGAAAGCGCGTGTGAGTCGCCATAGCGCCCGCAAGCTTGAACATTTCGTCAAACTTCGGCAACCATCCGCATTCATCAATATAGCAATCGGCGGGCCGTCCCTGTGCGGTGCGGCTGTTCGTGCCAAGGTAGTGCATCGTTGCATTGCCGCCTTTCGCGCCAACGCCCCGAATGGTGATCGTGTCGCCGCCCGTCAATTCACGGTCCAATACTTCGGCAATGAAGTTCTTTTGATAGCGCTGGAACTGGAACGCCTGAGCCTTTGACGCAGAGATAAACGCCTGATCGTTGCCCGTGGTAAGGCAACGGTCTAGCGCTTCGTGCGCGAAATAGAACGTAGCGCCGATCTGCCGCGACTTGAGAATATTCCTCTGCCGTTCAGACCCGGCGCGATACCAAACCTTCTGATAGTCGAAAATGGTATCCATGAAAGCCTCATGGATTTTCTTGACCTCTTCGTCAGTGAATTCGTTGCCGCTTTCCTTGCGCGGTGCCTTGCGCGCCTTAACAAGGCGTTCGGCCACGTTCGGGTTAAGGTCACTCTCTTTCCCCGTTTCGCCGTACTTGTTGACACGTGCCGTGCGCTCGACTTGCCGCATTAACAAGTCTATTTCTTTGAAGTCGCCGCCCGTCTTGGCGTCCTTCGCGAGCAGCACGCACAGGCGCGTTTCAATCGCGCTCTCTATCTTCTGTAGCGGTGTTGCCTCTTCCCATTTGTCGCGCTGCTTCCATGCCTCGACAGTAGGGCGCTTGATGCCCAACTTTTCCGCGATAGACGACACGCGCCAGCCCTGCCAGTACAGGGAGCGCGCCATCTTGCGCGGGTCCATTACGTCTTGAGGCGACAGCGGCGGCTCTTCGTCGCGTTCGTTGTTAGCGGGATTTTCCATGCATCGCATTATGGATAGCCTGACGCGTCGGTAGTTGACAGGTCAGATGTTTCGGCGGCGCTTACAACTGCTGCACGTTGGCGATTAACAAGCGAGCACACATGATGACGACTCACGGAGCCAATCCGTTTTCCTTAACAACTTTTGGAGTGAGTATGAGTATTCGCAAAGTGCTGGTGATCGGCGCCGGTGCCGCTGCTGCGCTGCTGGTCGCGATCAGCGCGCAAGCGCACACGCTTGTTACGCATGTGGTTGACTTCGCGACCGCTGGCGGCTTCGATATGGGCGGCGCTCTCGGCGCGGCGGGTATCGCGCTGGCTGGTATCGGAAACACGACAGACGTGACGCTCGCACAGTCGAAAATGTTTCGCGTGGCAGTCGAAGGCGCGACCATCGACGGGCGCACCATCGACCGGCAATGGCTGACGCAGGCGGCGGCGAACTACAACCCGACCGTGTACGGCGCGCGCGTCAACATGGAGCACATTCGGGGCTACAGCGCGAACAGCGATTTCAAGGCATACGGTGACGTGCTGGCCTTGTCGGCGTCGGAAATCCCGGACGGCCCGCTCAAGGGCAAGATGGCGCTCTATGCGAGCATCCAACCGACTGCCGATCTGGTGAAGCTTAACAAGGCGGGCCAAAAGCTCTATACCTCGTGCGAGTTCAACCCATCGTTTGCAGACACGAAGCAAGCCTACCTGACGGGCCTTGCTGTCACCGACAGCCCCGCATCGCTCGGGACTCAAGTCCTTTCTTTCTCCGCTGCGCATCCGACGACCAATCTGTTTTCCGAAGCAATCGAGACGGCCATCGAATTCGAAGAGCCGCAGCAGTCGTTCGCGTCGAAGCTGCTCGGCACGGTGCGCGAACTGCTGTCGAAGAAGCCGGACGCCCCGCAAGTCGCTGAATCGTTCGCGTCGGTATCGAGCGCGGTCGAAGCCGTCGCGACGCACTCGGCGGCAAACGCTACGGCTGTGGAAGCGCTGACGGCGCAACTCAACGCGGAGAAAGAGCGCGGCGACAAGCTCGAAGCGGAGTTCAAGGCGCTGGTTACGAAGCTCGGCGCGACGGATGCAGGCAACCCGCGCCCGAACACGACCGGCAACGCAGGGGGTAGCGCAGCAGTAACCGACTGCTAAACCGTCCCGTCAACGTGCCAAGGCACTGATTCACAGAACACCATTT